GGGCGCAAAGCACCCCGGTGTTCCATATCTGGGTGGCCTTCAAAACCTGACTTTTTAAATACTCTGAAGCAACAAAATGGGCATCCAGCTGAACCGAACTGACCTTGCTGCGCACATGGGTGTCACCGGCCCGACCATAGACGCATGGCGGCGCGAAGGCATGCCTGTGGTGAGGGTTGGCAGCAAGGGGGTTCAGTGGGCATTCGACCTGGCCGAAGTAATAAAGTGGTGGGGTGACCGAAGGGCTGCTGCCGCTGCAGGCAATGCACCGAAGGACCTGGATGAAATCGAGCGCCGAACAGCCCAGGCCAAGATGGAAATGGCCGAACTGGAACTGGCGAAGAAGCGCGGCGACGTGGCCGCCATCCGCGACTTCGAACGCGCCCAGGCCAAGGCGTTCGCGGAAATACGAACCCGCGTGATGAATGTGCCGCAGCGCGTGGTGCTGCAGCTGATCGGCTGCACCGACGAATCCGAGTTCAAGGCCAAGCTGCGCGCAGAACTGACGCTGGCCCTGCAGGCCGCCTCTGAAGCGGACCTGACGCTGGCCGAGGAATCGGAGGAAGCCGAGGAATGACCGCCGCCCAGTTCAGCAACCCTGACGCCGTGCTGGCCGCGACCAGGCGCGCGATGGAACACCTGGTGCCGCCGCCAGACATGCTGCCGTCTGCGTGGGCCGAGGCCAATATCCGCATCCCGGTGGGCAACGCGATCCCTGGCCCCATCAACTTCGATAATGCCCCATACCAGCGCGGCATGATTGATGTGGTGAAGGAACCCGGCATCTACCGCGTGGACTACATGACTGGCGCCCAGCTTGGCAAGACAACCACCCAGCAGTGCATCAGCGGGTATTTCATCGCGCACGAGCCGCGCAGCCAGATATTCGTGCAGCCGACACAGGGCGACGTGCAGACTTTCCTGGAAACGAAGCTGCGGCCCATGCTGGACGCCAACAAGTCCATTGCAGACAAGATGGCCAAGCAGCGCGGGCGCGAGGGGGTGAACAACAGCCGCATCATTTCGTACATCGGCGGGTGGCTGATGTTCGGCTGGGCCGGTTCTCCAAAGACCCTGCGTGGACGTTCGGCGCCTGTCACTCAGGCGGACGAAGTGGACGGCATGGAAGCCACGCCTGAAGGCGACCCGGTTGAACTGCTGGACCAGCGTGCCGCCACGTTCGGTGACATGCGCCTGTCCACCCGCAGCAGCACGCCGACCGTGAAAGGCGCCAGCCGAATCGAAACCGGATTCCAGGAAGGTGACCAGCGCCGGTATTACGTGCCCTGCCCTGACTGCGATGAACCGCAGTTCCTGAAGTGGCCCCAGGTGCGTTGGGATGGCCGCCGCAGCACGGACGTGCAGGACGCGGAACAGGACCAGGACAAGGACGCGGACCACAAGCCGGAAACCGCCGTGTACGTTTGCGAACACTGCGGAAGCTGCTGGGACGACGGCATGCGTATTGCCGCCATCCGTGGCGCCGAAGCCAAGGGCCACGGATGGAAGGCCGCCAAGTCGTTCAAGGGCCACGCATCGTTTCACGCGCCTGAAATGCTGTCCACGTTCCGCCGCCTGCGGGACATCGTACAGTCCTACCTGGCGAAGCTGGCCGTGGATGACCTGCAGTCCTTCGTCAACGTCAGCCTGGCCGAAACGTACGAAGAAAAGGGCGAAAAGGCCGACCCCGCCACCCTGCTGGGCCGCGCCCAGGCATCGGGCTATCTGTCCGGCTGGGTGCCCGCTGGCGGCCTATACCTGACCGCTGGCGTGGACATGCAGATGGACCGCCTGGAAGTGGAAATTGTGGCCTGGGGCGAGGGCGAACAGTCCTGGCAGGTGGATTACCGCGTGCTGTGGGGTGACCCGCTGGCGGGCGACGTGTGGAACGACCTGGACGACGTGCTGGCCGAAACCTTCCCGCACGCCTACGGCGTCCACCTGCCGATTTCCGCCGCGTGCATGGACACGGGCGGCACGAATTCCATGACCCAGGCCGCCTATGACTACGCCAAGGGCAAGACTGGCCGCCGCCTGTTCGCCATCAAGGGTGTGCCAGGCTGGGACAAGGCCATCATCGAGAAGCCGCAGCGCAAGCAGTCCGGCAAGAACGCCCGCAAGGTGGACCTGTTCCTGGTGGCCGTGGACGTGGCCAAGCTGGTGACCATGCGCCGCCTGGCGAACGCCCAGCCAGGCCCCGGCTACTGCCATTTCCCGATGGACCGCGATGAAACGTACTTCAAGGGCCTGACATCGGAAAAGATGGTGACCCGGTACGTGAAGGGCCAGCCGGTGCGCGAGTGGCACAAGCCGGACAAGGCGAGAAACGAACCGCTGGACTGCCGGAACTATGCGTATGCGGCCCTGAAGGCAACGAATCCATCGTTTAAACGACTTGCAGAAAAGCTGGCCGCCGTGAAGCCGACCGTACCACCGGAGCTTCCCGCCAAGCCACCGGAGCTTCCGACGAAACCACCGGAGCTACGCCCACCAGTGCCGGAAAAACCACAAGAGGAACCGCAGGCCCCGGCCAAGGACAATCCGATGGTGATACGGTCCAGGCGTGTCCTTAAATCCAACGGGGTAAAAGGAAGGAATTGGGCCAAAAACTACTGATTAACCCCTAAAAAGTGGCCAAAATGTCCTATTCCTTCAGTGTTAAAGCGGCAAACAAAGAACATGCGAAGCAGGCTGTGGCAGCCGAGTTCGAAAAGATTATCGGGTATCAGCCGGTCCATACGCGTGACTGCGCCGCCGTTCTGGCGAACGCAAATGCCGTAATTGACCTGCTGGGCGACGACGAAACCAAGGACGTTGCAGTTTCGTGTAACGGCTACCTTAGCTGGGCGACCGGCACCGCTGAAGAAGCCAAGTTCTGCAGCGTCAACATTACCTGCTACGCTTCCCACGCCGACCGCGCGTAACAGCTTCGCTGATGAATTGCGCGAATTTCCCGGCAGAATGCACCGCTGGCCTGAATTTCCAGGCCAGTGCTGTGTTCGATGCCTACCCCGCGCCCGACTGGACGCTGACGGCGCACCTGCGCGGGCCTGGCCTGATCGACCTGCAGGCAGACGCCAGCGGCGTGTTCACCGCGCCCGCCGCCGCCACCGCGACCTGGACCCCTGGCACCTACTGGTGGAGCATGCGCGCCACCAACGGCGCAGACGTGCTGGAAGTGGCCAGCGGCCAGCTGGTCATCCGCCCCGACCTGGCCGCCGCAGGCGCAGGCTTCGACGGACGCACGCAAAATGAACGAGCGCTGGACGCCATCAGCGCCGTTCTGGAACAGCGCGCGAGCCGCGACCAGCAGCGTTACACCATCAACAACCGCGAACTGTGGCGCACGCCCATTGCTGACCTGCTGAAGCTGCAGGCGCACTACCGCGTGGCCGTACGCCGTGAGCGCAAAGCGAAGGCTGGCAACACCAGCTTCGGGCGCACCATCCAGGTGAAATTTTCATGAAGCTGAAATTTTGGGGCCGCAGCGCTGTTCCCGCGCCAACGTATGGCGCGCCGTCCGGCGCCGCCCTGGCCGAACCCGCGCAGAAGAAAAAGCGCAGCCTGCTGGGCGGAAGGTCCGTGTTCGGCATGTTCAAGTCAAGCGAGGTAAGCGCAACCGACAGGTGGACGGCGACCCCGATGTCACCGGACGCGATCATCACCCGCCGCCAGATGGCACTGGTGGCGCGTTCGCGTGAGCAGTGGAGCAATAACGATTTCGTCCGCGCCTTCATACGGCTGATTCGTCAAAACGTGGTAGGGCCGCACGGCATTGCCATGCAGGCCAAGGTCACCAAGCCGCGCGGCGCGCCCGACAAGGACGCTAATGCCGCCATTGAGGCGGAATGGCGCGACTGGGGCCGCAAGGGCAATTGCGACGTGACGGGTGAACTGTCCTGGCGTGAACTGCAGTGCCTGGTGGTCGAAACCACGGCGCGCGATGGCGAATTCTTCGCGCGCATCATCATTGGCAAGGATGCAGGGCCGCATGGCTTCGCGCTGCAGCTGATCGACCCGCAGCGGCTGCCTGTCTGGTATGAGAACTATCAGCGCACCGATGGCGGCGGTTTCATCCGCCACGGCATTGAATTCAATTCATACGGCAGGCCGGTGGCGTACCACTTCGCCAGCACGGACGAGTGGGACGCCTACTACTACACCTATTCCGGCCAGGGTTTCGTCCGCATTCCTGCGGAAGAAATCATCCACGGCTTCATCCACGAAATGGTGGGGCAGCGCCGTGGCCTGCCGTGGGCATCCACGTCCTTGTTCAGCCTGCACCATCAGGAAGGTTTCCAGGACGCCGCTGTGCAGAACGCGCGGGCCGGTGCCACGAAAATGGGTTTCATTCAGTACCGCGAAGGCTTCGGGCCGGAAATGGAGGATGACGAGCCGGTGACCGTGGACGCGGAACCGCTGCACTTCCAGGAACTGCCGGAAGGCGCCGAGTTCAAGGAATTCGCGCCGCAGTACCCGAACGGCGAATTTGCCGTGTTCAACAAGGCCATGTTGCGCCGCGCCGCGTCTGGCATGGGCGTGCCGTACAACGAACTGGCCAACGACCTGGAAGGCGTCAACTTCAGCAGCATCCGCCAGCTGACCCTGGACGCCCGCGAGCATTACAAGGAAATCCAGCAGTGGATGATTGAAACCCTGGCGGCCCCGGTATTCGCACGCTGGATGAAATGGAAGCTGCTGCGCGGTGACATCAAGGTGAAGGGCGTGCCGCTGGCCGCCGACAAGCTGGAATTGTATTCGCAGGTTGCCTGGCAGGCGCGCCGCTGGCAGTGGATCGACCCGAAATCCGATGTGACCGCGAGCGTGACCGCCATTCGCGCGGGCCTGACTTCGCCATCACAGATCATCCGCGAACAGGGCCGAGACCCTGAACAGGTGTTCGCGGAGATTGCCGAGGACATCAAGCTGATGCGCGCCGCTGGCATTGATGAAGATTTCGTCAGTGTGATGTTCGGCCTGCTGCCTGCGCCAGAACCGACCCCAAACAAAGGCGACGAATCCGCCGCCAAGGAACCCGCAAAGTGAAAACCGATACCCCGAACCTGGTGACCCGTGACGCTGCAGGCAACGGCACCGCCAAGGTGGCCGAACGCCTGGCGCAGCTACGCGCCGAACAGAAGAAGGTGCCGCACCGCCGTGATGCCGATGTGGCGAACGTGGACGTGGAGGCGAGAACCGTTGAACTGAGCTTCAGCAGCGAAGTGGAGTATGAACGCTGGTGGGGCATCGAAATCCTGGGTCACGATGCCACCGAAGTGAACCTGGCGCGTCTGTCCAACAAGGCTCCGCTGCTGTGGATGCACAACTGGGACGACCAGCGCGGCGTGGTGGAGTCCGTCCGCATCGATGCTGACCGCAAGGGCCGCGCCGTGGTCCGCATCAGCCGCAGCGCAGCTGGAGAAGAACTGCTGCAGGACATGGCTGACGGCATCAAGACCAAGGTTTCCGTGGGTTACACCATCGACGGCATCAAGCTGGTGGAAGAACGCGATGGCGTGGACGTGTACCGCGTCACCAGCTGGACGCCGTACGAAATCAGCAGCGTGTCCGTGCCCGCTGATGACACCGTGGGCGTGGGCCGCAGCGCGGAAAAACCACAAGAGGAACCGCCAGCGCAACAGGCGGAAACTTCGCACAGTGACAAGACTACCGCCGCAACGCGGGAACACAACGAGGACCCCAAACTTATGAAATACCGACACTACCGTGACGCGCAGGGCAATCTGTGCCGCGTTGCCATTGGCGAGGACGGCCAGGACGTGGCTGGCACCGCCGAAATCATCGAACACGCTGGCGACGACGTACGCACGGCAACCCAGCGCGGCCTGCAGGGCGAACGTGACCGCGTGCGCGCCCTGACCGAGATGGGCAAGCAGTACGGCAAGACCGATCTGGCCATGCAGTACATCGCTGATGGCAAATCGCAGGAAGATTTCCAGCGCGCGCTGCTGGCTGACTTCGCCACCAAGCAGAGCAACAAGCCGCTGGAAGAACAGCAGCGCGGTGCGAACATCGGCATGAACGACCGCGAAGTGCGCGAGTTCAGCATCATGCGCGCCGTCCGCGCCTTGGTGGACCCGACCGACAAGGCCGCCCGCGAGGCCGCCGCGTTCGAACTGGAATGCAGCCGCGCCGCTGCCGAACTGTACGGCAAGAACCCGAAGGGTATCATCATCCCGAACGACGTTCTGGCATCCCGTTCCTTCGGCCAGGGCGGTGGCGGTTCGACGGGCGGCGGCGCCAACCTGGTGGCAACCAACCTGCTGGCTGGTTCGTTCATCGAACTGCTGCGCAAGCGCGCCTGGGTGATGAAACGCGCCCGCACGCTGTCCGGCCTGGTGGGTAACGTCGAAATCCCGCGCCAGAATTCCGCTGGCCAGGCGTACTGGGTGGGCGAAGGCGGCGCGCCTACCCCGTCCACGCCGGGTATCGACCAGATCGGCTTCACGCCGAAAACCGTGGGTGCCTATACCGACATCACCCGCCGCCTGATGATGCAGGCCACGCCGGATGCCGAAGGTATCGTTCGTGACGATCTGCTGAAGGTCATGGCCCTGGAAATCGACCGCGTGGCCATCTACGGCAGCGGCACCGCCAACCAGCCGCTGGGCTTGAAGAACATCGCGGGCATCCCCGCTGTGACCTTCACGACCGCTGCCAAGCCGACCTTCGAAGAACTGGTGGCGATGGAAACGGACGTGGCCCTGGCGGACGCGGACGTGGGCGCGATGTCGTACAGCTTCAATGCGGGCATCCGTGGTTACGCCAAAACCGCGCTGAAGTTCCCGACCACCGCCGCGTCCGGCACCATCTGGGAACCGGGCAACACGGTCAACGGCTACGAAACCAACGTGTCCAATCAGATCGCATCCGGTGAAGTCTACTTCGGCAACTGGCAGGACATGATTATCGCCATGTGGGGTGGCCTGGAACTGACCGTGGACCCGTACGCCCTGAGCACCAGCGGCGGCCTGCGCATCATCGCGCTGCAGGACGTGGACGTGAATATCCGCCACAAGGAAAGCTTCGTGTTCGGCGCGTAACGCGACCGGCAGCGAAACAGGAAGGCCGCCAGTTCGGCGGCCTTTTTTAAACCACTAGGGAATCCCCAAGATGAACAACGCAAAAACCGCTTATCTCGTCATCACCGCCGCCGTGGTCATTGGCGGCGAGATCGCCAGCAAGGGCGCGCTGGTCGAGGTTACCGAAGCCGAAGCCCGCGACCTGCTGAACCGTGGCCGCGCCCGCGTGGCGACCGCAGCCGATGGCATCCCGGCAGACGCTGACGACCCTGCAGGCACCGACGAAGGCGACGGCACCGAGGCTGCCGAGCAATGACCACGCCCGCCTGGGACAACCTGGACGATTTCCTGGGCACGGATGACTTCGCCGTAACGGCCACGGTCACCCTTCGTTCAGGCGGGTCCAGGTCCGTCCCAGGCATCTATGATGGCCCGTACCGCCAGGCGGAACTGGTCGACACCTACCAGGATACGACCAAGCCGAAGTTCACCGCGAAGGCATCCGACCTGGTGGGCATCAAGCGCGGCGACGGCAT